GCTGCTTGTTTTTTGCCAGTGATCACTCTGATCTCGCCCTTGAAATCCATGGCCTCAAATGCTTGTTTCCAAACATTTTTGACAATGGCTGGGCAGACAATGAGAGCTGGCAAATGCTGCATGGCTGCTGCTGCTGTGGGTAGTGTTTTGCCGACCCTTGGCTCATCGGCCAGAATGGCTCTTTTTTGCCTCAAGAGGAAATCCATCGAGGTAATTTGGTGTGGAAATAGCATTTTTGATCCAGTTTTACAGTTAAGGAATCCTCAGTATATATTAAATTTTATGAAATTGTGGGAAATTTTGAGAAATTATGTTATAGTGCTTTCACTGACTTAGAAATGAGTCGGTATTTCTTTAACTTTTAACTGGAAAAAACTATGTCTAAATTTATTACTGGTAAGGGTCGGTTTTCTTATTTGAATTGGGCCAGTCCCAAGGTCAATGAAATGTCTGGCAAAGAGGAATTCAGCACTGAATTCATCATCCCCAAATCCGATACTGTCACTATTGCTGGCCTCAAAACCGCAATGAAAAATGCATTGGATAAAAAGTGGAATGGCAAATATCCATCCAATTTGAGAAATCCATTGCGTGATGGAGACACTGAAACCAAGCAAGATGGCTCGCCATTGGGTGATCAGTATAAGGGTAGTTATTTCATTCGTTGTAAGACCAATGAAAAGCCTGGCACTGTGGATTCGCATGGCAATGCCATCATGGCAGCCAATGATTTTGTATCGGGTGACTATGGCCGAGTTTCGGTCACTGCCTATGCGTATTCACAAGCGGGAAATAATGGTGTAGCATTTTGGCTCAATAACATCCAAATGCTAGAAAAGGGTGATGCACTGGGATCAAAAGCCTCAGCTCTCGATGATTTTGGAATTGCCAAACCAGCTGCACAAGATAATGATATCCCATTCCCTTGATGTGAATGATTTCCACACTCTGCTGGCCAACAATGGAGTGTGGATTTTGTTCAGAAATGAACCCACACTTTTGGACATTCAAGAGGCCAGACGATTACTTGCTGGCCTCACTGACCAAATTCTGAAAGATCAAATCAACAATGTATCAGTACCTGATTGAAAAATATGGTGTCCGAATGACACTCAAAGAGGCATCTGAGGTATTAAAAGTGCCAGTCGGTACTTTGTATAACAAACGATCCTCCGATGATTTGCCATTCAAAACATTTAAAGATGGCATCAAAGTGTTTGTGGATACCAGGGATTTGGCTGGGTACTTGGAGAACCAATCATGTATATAAAAGCAGAATTTACCAATGTAATGAATACTTGGAAAAGATTCGGGTTTGTCCCACCATCGACTTTGGTGGAATATCAAGCAAAATGGTATCTAGTTAAACATAATCTTTAAATTATGCAAAACCTTGATTGGTACAATATTTTTGCTTGGGCTTTTGGCCTTGGAATGGCTGGGATTATTTTTACAATCTCAGCCATTTTTTGGTTTGTCGTATTCTTGATGATTCAAGAATAAAGTCTTGTCCCAGCCTTATCAATAATCAATGCTTGCCGTCTGGGCTGGCCAGTTGGATCGTTTGGCACTGATACATGAGTCCATCGATCAAATTCCCTGATCACCTGGTCAAATGGCAAACTGCTGGCAATGATGGCCTTGACCACCTCGTCTGGAGTCATGCCAGGCACTCTCAAATCGGCTGCACATCCTACTCGATGCTGGCTTGAGTCTTTTGATCCAACAGCGTCATTCACTTGTTTCGACCGAAATGCTGAGTTAACCATGATTGGCTTATTGCCCAGCAGCTCCTTGACCATTTCAAGAAATTGAGCCAAACGCTCAAGATTTTTTGTTTCAGATTCATTGGGTACATTGTCAAATTCCCTGTGATCGGTGAATGTCAATTCTTCCAGGCTGAAATGTGGTGTGAGCTGTGTCATTTGATGGGTGTGCTTTGGTGGAGTAGTTGATCTTTATTTTGGCTCGATGCTGATGATCCAAAATAAAACGAAATCACGCCAGTCCATGCTGTGCCCAAACTGCCCAGCAACAGCATCAATGCGTCACTGGATGTGACTTGGCCAGCCATCATCCCATACATAATTCCAAAAAACCCGATGGTAATGCCAATGGCCAAAATAGGTGGAATCCAGCTCTTGGTATTGATCTGCATATCCCTGGCTGATTTTCGATCTTGCACCGCCAGCTGCTCAAAATCCAGCCCCAGCTCTTGCGCTTTGGCTTTGAGGTTAGTCTCGGCCAGCTGTAATGCTGCAATCTGATCTGAGGTCATTTTGCCACTGTTGATGGTGTCCTGAACCTTATCGGCATCGATGCCAAGTGCCTTGGACACTCCCTCGACCGCCAAGCCAGCCAATGGGCCACCAAGGCAGCTGGCCACTGTCGGTGCAATACTTTCAATCCAGCTCATGGTTTATCCTCCAAATGATATTTACTTTTCTGATAGTCCAAATGAATGCCATACATCAAACCGCAAAATGTCAAAAACACTATTAAAATGCCAGCGCATAACGCTGCCCTGACTTGCCATTTGTCAATGAACTGCCTCCTTTTGAGTGCAGCCATTTCAATGGCTTTTTTTGTTCACGCTCGATCTTTTCTCGCTCTTTTCTGACCACCTCACGCATATCAACAAATTTTGACCATAGACCAGGCATTCCGACCTGGTATATGATCATTTCTCGCAATTCAGTTTCCATGCGCTGGATCTGCTCTTGACGCATGATCCGATTCATTGCCTCCTCGTTGATGCTGGTTTTTTTATCGAGTGGCTTGAGTCGTTCTTCTTTTTCAGCTTCTTTGAGAGTTTCTTGGTGGGTGAAGAATGATCCCAAATTCTTGCCAATGTCGTTGACGATATCCCCAACATCTTTGCCATCTTTTTTAAAGTCTTGGTATAAATCGATGCACTCCCGAATGCCAGCATGGGCAGCCTTACACGCTGCAAATACTGTGATGGGGTCCATTATTTGTGCGTCAAAATAAAAGTGAATATGGTGCCAACACAGCTGACAATGATCACGCCAGCACTGGTGATCATAATCTGCTCGATTCGCTTGAGCCTGGCATTGATCTGCTCATACCTCAAGGCACAAACTGCCTCATGCGAATTCAGTCGTGCCTCAGTATCATCCATTTAAGCCTCTGCTGGTATTACATTCTCAAAATCGTTTTTAATGATTGGGCCAGCCATATTGTTCAAATTGGCAATCAGTCTGGTATCACTTGGATTAAATTCTATTGCTTTTTGGCAATATTGAACAGCCAAGTCCTTGAATCCCAAATTCCATGCTGCAATTGATGCCAGATCAAATGGCAATTCTGACCATGCTTTGGGGTCCATGGTGTAGACCAATTGTTTGTCAGTGATGGCCAATGCCATTTGTGCAGCATAAAAACACTCTTGCCAAATTGCTTTGTGATAGCAGTGCATGGCCAAATCGACCCATGGCTCTCTGGCCGTTGGCAGCTCAATGGTGGACAGCCTGTGCCATTTAATCGCCTCAGAATCGTTGTTTGTGGCTGCATAAGACTGCCCCAATAAACGCATGGCATAGGCTCGATCATTGACCCAAGTGGCCTCTGGCATGGCCAAGTATTTCTCAAGTGCCAAAATGGCTTGATTCCATTGACTGTAAAAAGTCAATTCTCTGGCATAGTAAAACGCATTTCTGGAGCAATGTGGGTCTTCCTTGACCGCCAACTCCAAGAGTGGCAAATATTGTGATCTGGATTTGGTGTTGTCTGGTTTGTGGGTGACCAACTGCATATCAGTGTTGGCATAAACCTCATTGATTCGGTTATCGGGTCTGATGTATTCATGCACTGGGTGATGCCAATGGTATCCATGCCTTGAAAATATTTTTTCTGAATAAAAGACAATTCCATTGGACCAATCAAATTTGTATCTTAGTCTGGTAGTGTCCGTTGTCCAAACTCGCTCGATCTCAGCTCTCCAACCATCTTCTAGCACTTCATCCAAATCAAGTGAAACCACAATATCAATGTCTTTGGGCAACAAAAAAAGTGCAGCATCCCGAGCCTTGTCAAATCTCCATGGAGAAATTGATATTTCGTGAACTACTGCACCAAGTCCCCTTGCAATGGATACTGTGTCATCAGTGCTGCCAGTATCGGCAATCAGCACATAATCGGCATCTTTGCATGATGCCATGAATCGCTCAACAAATTGAGCCTCATTTTTTGAGATGGCCGATACTGCTATTTTCATTGTTCAACTGGTGCAGCTGGTGTTTGAGCTTGTGCTTCTTTTTGCACAGCATCAATCAATTGGAATACTTCTTGGAAAGGCTTAGTTCCCAAATATGCCATGATGTTATTCACGAGTGTGGTTGATAAAGTTACTTTGTCCATTTTTATCCTTTAGAAATTAAAATTCCCATTGCGTAACCAATTATAAAAGCCACCATTGGATGACAAATAAACTTGATTACTTTTGTCATGCCGTCTGCCAAGGAAGGGG